CATTCATCAATCATTTCTGGATCATTATCTGTCCTATTAAGATAATCAGTCAAAGCTTTTTTTAAACCTAACTCTGTAATGACAGATTCAAAACGAGAATATATCATAGGATATCCTTTCTCACTGACACATGCAATTATTAATCCTTTATATTTATCTGAATCTCCGCTTAATTCATAGAGTTTATTAACTAAACTTTCTGGAATGCTAAATTCTGGCTGTTCTTCTGGTTCAAATTCTTCCATATTATAAGTATATTTGTTGATTCTCAAAAAATTCCAAACAGATTTTATCTGTTGGATAAATTTCCACTAATTTTAGATTGTTTTTTTGACAAAATTCATATTTTTTGTCGTCTCTTTTTAATTGTTGCAAATACTTAAGTCGATTTCCATGAAAGAACTTTACGAATTTTGTATGTTGCGCTCCTTGGACTTCTATCATGATTTTTTTATTTGCATTATAAAAATCAAAACTTAGCCTTGTTCCAACTAATCTAAATTCTTCAAAAACAATATCATGTTGCCAATATGGCTTTAAGAAGTTTTTAGTTTCTAATTGGAATTTACTTCTGCTTTTTTTGTTCCAATCAATTAAATATTTTTTAGGATTTTTAAGAGTTAGTTCTCTATCATTTAATCCAATAAATTTCATTAATTTAAATCTGAGATTGATTTCTTAAAGTAGCCAATTAGAAAGTCGCATACTTTTTCATCATCTTCAATGAATTTAAAAAGATTTGCATCTCCATGCACTTTTTCTGGAAACTCTAAACCGTTTTCATTGAGAAGCTCTTTGAATTCATCTACAGGATTGATCCATGCGCCTTTCTTTTCTAAGAATTCCCAAGCATAGAGCAGATCTACAATTTCTTTTTGAACCCAAATGGAAGTTCCATTCTTTCGGCCATAACGAATTGGATAAGTAATTGTCATGTTCGTTTTTTCATTTGGGGACTTTTTGATTGTTGCTTTTGCGAAATGACCAATGATTGGGTTTTTCTTTAAATCAATTGTCTTGTTTGCTGGATCTTGCAGAATAAGATCTCCTTTATATCGAGGCTCAAATTCGACAATATAATTTGCAAAGTGCAAAAGGGCATTGCCGCCTGTCGCGCTTGTTTGGCGAATTGGGGCTTTGGAATATGGGTCGAGTTTAATGTCTGCTCTAACTTGGCTGATAAAAATTGCCATATGGCCGCGCTTTGTAAGTGCGATTGAAAGACGCTTCATAAAATTAGCAGCAATGACTGCGCCACCAGCTACTTTATTGCTATCTTCGAAAGACTTATCAAGGTCTCCTTTGGTAATGAGTCCATCCACAGAATCAAGAAGGAAGCAATACTTTGTCTTTTGTTCATTTTTGGCGACGAGTTCTCGCATCACTTCAACTACCGTTTCGTAGATATTGCTTTCAAATACGAAACAAGTGCCATCAACCCATTCATCCGCTGAAAATACAAATCGAACGCCCGATCTTTCTCTCATTTCTGGAGAAAGTCTTCCTTCGGCTTTAATATAAAAGCCTTTGGCATTTGGAAGGCTGTTGCAAAAATTCTTCATAACCTCCAACGATTCTGAAGTTTTTCCTCCCTCATTCATTCCAACAAAACGGTGAAGCCCTGGGCCAAATCCACCACCTAATTGTAGGTCAAATTGCAAAGATCCGCTTGATACCTTATAATCAATTTCATCTTCAAAATTGTAGTGGTCTTCTTTGTTTGTCTTTAAGAAAGATCCCAAAACATTTTGGGACGAAATTGGATCTTTTGCTTCTTTCACTTCTTTTGTTTTAGTCATTTAAAAATTGTTTTGCTGTTTTTGGTTTATGAATTATTTCAACGTCTTTGCCTTCTTTATCTCCAATAGTATAATCAATATATTTGCTAGAGTCAATCTTAAAATTGAATGCTCTAAACTTAAGATCAAGCGTCATCTTTAATTTATCGCATACAATGTATGCTAGTGAATCAAATTTCTTATCAAATGAAACAATATTCATAAATTCTTCTGAATATCTTTCGCAGAGATCATTTAAAAACTTCATTTCGCGCATATAAAAAAGACGCTTATCCTTTGTGGGGACAAGCGTCAGTCTAGAAAGGATATCTTTCTTGTTGATTTTTTTCTTTACTTTCTTTTTAGCCACGCCCCATTTTAAGCTCCTCTAAGTCATTGTCAAGCATTTTCTTAACAAGACCTTTAAAGTCTGTTTTCGGATTCCAGTTTAATTCGCTGCGAGCTTTTGTAGAATCTCCCCAAAGTAATTCAACTTCTGCTGGACGATAAAATTTAGGATTAATTTTCACTAATTGAGTGCTATACAGTTCACTGAAATCACTAAGATAATTAGGAAGTTGATACATTTCATTAAGATTAGTACCAACCCATATTCCATCTATACCTACTTCTTTAAAGGCCAGCTCTACAAATTCTTTAATTGTGTGAGTTTCATTTGACGAAAGGACATATTCTTTAGGCTCATCCTGATTAAGCATTAGCCAAACACCTTCTACAAAATCTTCAGCATCACTCCAATCTCTTTTAGATTCTAAATTACCAAGCTCAAGAGGTTCAAATTTTTCTTTATTTTTTATTGATTCAGCAATACGGATAACATTTTTTGTAATTTTACGAGTTACAAATTCTTCTCCCCTGCGAACTCCTTCATGGTTAAATAGCCATCCTTGTATAGCAAAAAGATTATATGAGTCTCTGTAAACCTTTACTAAGTGTCTTGCTGATGCTTTAGATGCTCCGTAAGGACTTCTGGGGCGAAGCGGATGGCTTTCATCTTGAGGCGAATAAACGACATCACCAAATTCTTCCGAAGATCCAGCATTATAATAACGACAATTTGGGGCAAATTTTCTAATTGCTTCAAGTTGATGTAAAACTGCTATACAATTACCTTGCATATGATTCGTTGGCATATGCCAACTATTTCCAACAAAAGAATTAGCTGCAAAATTAATAAAATAATCTGGAGTATGTTCTCTGATAACTGACTCAATATTTTGTGAGTCAGTTATATCTAAATCTACGATAATAAATCTTGGATTATTTTTTAAATGATTTATATTTTTATGATTACAAACACTTAATCTTCTCGCACCAGCAATGATAAGATAATCTGTATTATTTAATAGATAATCTGCCATAAGAGATCCATCCATTCCTGTAACTCCTGTTATAATAACTTTTTTCATATATTTTTATCTCTTTCACTTAAAATTGGATATTCAATGGGCCAAAATATATTATATTTTTCATTATTCCATTTTAATGTAAATTGTTTGTCGTAATCTATGTATTCCCCATGATAAGATAGTTTATAACTATAAACACACTCTTCAGATAAAACTAAAAAACTATTTCCTATTCCAGGCGGTATTAGTAGTTGTTTTTTATTTTCTCTGCTTAGAATAAATGTTTTATGCTTTAAATAATCAATAGAATCTTTTCTATTGTCAACTAGAACACAATAAACTTTTCCATACAAGCATGTCACTAGTTTGGTTGTGCTGAAATCACCATGTATGCCAACTAATACATTTTTTGATCTAGTACATATTTTATCATGCTCAAATTTTAAACCTAAAAAATTATCTTTATATGTTGTATATATTTCTCCTCGAAAATCGACATTAGCGTCTAATGTAAATTCTTGAATATCTTTTAAACTGGCTTCCATATAATTAATGTATGTCCTTCTACAAATTTACTTCCATAATTTAATCTTTTTACTTCTAATATTTCTACTTTATTTTCTTTTTCAAGAGTTTGTAATCTGGTTAAGTAATTTTTTAAATAATTTCTTTTATTAAAATATTTAATTGTTAGATAATCTATTAGATTGTTTTCATCCAATACTTCTTCTATTGGTTCAAAATGAATACAAAGTGCTGGCTTCTTTTCTAAAAAGAAATCAATTATTTGATCATGTTTTTCTCCAATTTGCTCTAGAGATGCAACAGTATATACTAAAGAATCTTTAATGTCAATATTATAATCTGGATTAAAATAATTAAAGTTGTATCCTTTTATATTGTCTTTATTTTTATGTTTAGAATAAAGATCAATTATATTTTGAGATGATTTGGTCCAATCTAAACCAAAATATTTTTTATCTGAATTGTATGTCTCTAATCTGAATAGATGATATCCAGTTCCACATCCAAAATCAAATATTTTATCATATTGATCAATATACTTCAATAATATTGCATCTACAAAAAATGAATTAATATAATAATCAAAAAATTCTGAATGAGTTTTAATTATATTTCCATTAAGTTTGGCTATATTATTTTTTGTGTGATATTTGGGTATCAAATCTGTAAAATTTTCGCTTTTTTGAAAAAGTTCAAAATTTTCTAACCAACCATTCTCCCATTGTGTTTCTCTTGATTCTCCAGCTTTAACTAAATCATTAGATATTGTTTTAATATATTCTAATATATATGATTCATATTCTTGATCTTGTAAATTTTCATATAGCAAATTACTGGATTCAATATAGTTAATTAATTCTTGATTTGTAATCTTAAACCCTATGTTGTTTTCTATATCTTCAATATTAACTTTGTTCATAATTTTTATACCATTCTATTGCTTTTGAAAGACCTTCTTTGAAATCTGTTTTATTTAAAATTCCAAATTCTTGTTCATATCTACTTATATCAACAAAAGCTTTATCGGGACTATTTTTTAATTTATTATTTTTTTCTCCAAATTTTAATTCACAACCTGTTAAGGTGGAAATTTTATTAGCTAGTTCTTTGATTGTTATTAAATCTTTACCACCAATATTATAAAGATTATGTTTAGAGCTATTTGCTATATTTAATAATGCATCTATACAATCATCAATATAAATATAACTTCTAATTCCAGATCCGTCATCTAGCAAGTTTATTTTTTTGTCATTAATTGCTTTAATTATAAATTCGCATAAAACTCTTTCATCATTATGCTTAAATCCCTGTCCATAAGCTAAACATAATCTAATATTTTTATATTCTATATTTTTTGAATTTAAAGACAGAAATATTTCTCCAAAGAATTTGCTTAATGTGTAACAATTTCTAGAATTGTTTGGATTTATTGAAATTATGGAGTCTTCATTATTTCCTTCGCTAGACGCATATATTTCACTAGTGCTTATGAAAATAAATTTTCCATTTTGTTTGATTTTTTTGGATAAATTTATTACCGACAAAGTATTTAATAAGAAAGTTTTTTCTGGATTATTACAAAATTTTTGAGGTTGTCCATATCCTGAACAATAAAATATTATGTCAAATTCATCAAGTTTAGATATTTCTGTAGAATTTGTAATATCAAATTTATAATGAATTAAGGAGTCATCTAATTCTTTGAAATTTTTATTTAGATCGCTTAAATAATTAATATGTATTTCACAATTTGAATTATTTTTTATTTTTCTAATTAAATTGAATCCAACTACACCAGTAGCTCCAGTGATTAATATTTTTTTGTTATTTAAAAAAGAAAAACTATTCATAAATTTTGCTCTATAGTCAATAGATCAGATTCAGAATATTCTCTAACTTCATCATTTCTTGTTAAAGAAAATTCATTATTCTGTGACCAAAGATTAATTATAACTGGTCTATCTACACCCCAAAATTTACTACATAAACTACTATTATCTTTTTTCTGAAATTCAGTATTTTCATTGCAAATATAATCAACAAATATTGTTTTGTATCCAGCTAAAGAAAGCCTCATATACAAATCTAATTCGCCCATTACTCCCATAAATCTCCTGTCTATTCCTCCAACTTTTCTATATGCTTCTCTAGGATAAATACCACAGACAGGTAGAAGTGGTAAATAATTTGAAACTTGGCCAGCAATATTTTGATATTGAGTATAATCAATAGATACATCTTGATAGTAATGGCATGTAGCCATACAACTTGGATTATTTTTTACAACATTATACATTGCTTCAATAGCGCCATCTTGATAATCAATATCATCTACAATTTGTAATAACATTTCCCCTTCACACAAAAATGCTGAAGTATGTTGGCATTGAGATGGTTTTAAACCACTTTTGAAAAATTTAATTTCAGGTGGCAATTCAAAATCAGCTTCAATTGGACCAACAATAACTATTTCGAAATTTAAATTTGTTTTCGAAAGCATTTCGTGTATTCTCATCCATCTATAAGGTCTAATAGATGTCATATAAGCGCTAATATCAATTTTTTTCATAAATTTGTTGTAATCGTTTAATTATTGATTCATCATCAAGTTGCAAATAATAATCTATATTCTCTTTTTTTCCGTATTTTTCAATAAATAATTTAGGAATTGAAATACAATTTATTGATTCTATATTTTTAATAGTTGTTGCTATTTTAGATAAAATACCAGAATCATAACATGGTTCTACTATTGTTATATTTTTGACAATACCATTATTATATATAATATTATTTAATTTGTCAATATCAAACTCTGAAATATTTGTTGTGTATAGAATAGTGCAATTTAAATTTAATAATTTATTAAAATCTTTTATTGCATTTCCGACAATAATACATATTCCATTTTTATTTAAATTTAAAATCTCAAGATCTTCATAATCATTTTTTATTAAATTTAAATTATTTTCAGTTTCTGATAATCTAATATATTTAGGATGTTTAATATCAATATTTTCATTAATAATATTTTCTACATCTTTTGAATTTCCAGGGCAATATGTTTTAAAATTTGGTATAGATGAAATTATTCTAAGATCATTTGGGCAATGATGCGTACACCCAAGTGCTGCGTAATCATATGAATTGCCAACGCTGACAACAAAAGCGTTTACATCTTCATATCCAAAATTTAATTTTAATTGCTCATAGCATCTTTCTGTAATGAATGGAGCTATTGAATGGATAAATGGTATGAATCCACTTTTAGATAGTCCACAAGCAACCCCAATCATTGATTGCTCCATAATGCCCATGTTATATATTCTTTGAGAATCAAAATCAAAGCTATCTTTGAATGAAAATACCCCTATGTCTCCCAATAAAATTGATATTTTTTCATTAGTTTTGAATAACTGATTTAAGTAACTATAGAAATGTTTTCTCATATTAATTTATAAAATAAAATTTAAATGTATCGTTTGGTTGCGTGGTCATTCCATAATCATAAATATTTTTATGTTTAATTAAAATATCTCTTACCGCTAAACTAACATCAGTTAGATCAAAATCATCTACAAAAATAATTCCTTTTTTGTCTCCAATTAATCTTAATGCTAATTCAATATCATCAAAACAGCATTGATAAGAATGATCGCCATCTACGAATACAGAATCAATGTTTAATTTTTCTATTAATTCATCAGTCAACACATTATCGTTGAATTCTTTAGATTTCAATTCGTATAATATAATATTTGAAATTTCAGAAATATTATTTAATGTAATCTCTCTTTGAGAAGTCATTTTTTCATTAAGTGATACTTGGCTATCAGCAACGGTATAACCATCTTCAATAAATGGATCTATTGCATAAAATATTTTATTTTTATTATTAATAGCTATTTCTTTAATACCTTCTCCAGAAAATATTCCTATTTCTAAATAATTATTAGGTAAAAAATTCATTAATTTATTAATAATTGGATATCCATAACTTGCCATTTTTATTTTACTCATGATTTATAGGTTGTTTATTATATTTAAATATTCAATTTCTGATGATGGATATTTATGATGCCACTCTGGATTGTTTTCCATCATTTTGCATCCAAAGCCTTTAACAGTATCTAATTGAACGAATTTTGGTAATTTATTATTTTCAAATTTATTGAAAATTTTTGATATAGATTTTTGATTATTTCCATTTTTTACTAAAAATGATTCCCATCCAAATGATTTAAATTTATTAACACAAGAGTCTAGTTTAATAGCTCTTTCGCCTGACTTATTAAAGTCCATAATACATATTAAATTATCTAATTTATGGGTAGATGCTATTAATGCTGATTCCCAAATTGTGCCTTCATTAGCTTCTCCATCACCAATCAAACAGTAAATATTTCCAGATTCATTTTTCATTTTCTTTGCTAATGCCAATCCCACGCAAAAAGGAAGTCCATGACCAAGCGATCCAGTAGATAATTTAATTTCTTTAATTTTTTTAGAAGAAGGATGTCCTCCTAAAATAGAATTTTCTTGAGAAAAACTATAAAACTCGTCTTCTGTTATGATTTGTTTTTCAAGCAAAATAGCGTATAAAGCTAAACTGGCGTGACCTTTACTTAGAACGAATTCATCATTATCTGTTTTTTTATTAAAATATAAAAAGTACAAAAAATCTAATATAGAAAGCGCACTAGCTATATGTCCTTCTTTATTTAAATAAGAAGTTTTTATTATATTTTTTATAAGTTTTTTCATTTATTAAGTAAATATTTATATTTTTCTTTAATTATTTGAGACTCTTTTAAATTTGAGGATTGACTATTTGTGGATAAACCGTTTGGATTATAATAATAAGAGCCAACAATTTCATAAATCTTATCAAATCTTGAGCCATTGCTTAAGCATCTTAACCAGAATTCAAAATCTGAAGCTGTCGGATAATTATTATCAAAATAGCCAAATTTAATATGAATATTTTTTCTCCAAACAGGGAGGCAGTGTGGAGAATTATTTGTCATCATTGATTCTGGTGTTACAATTTCACATGGATATATATCTTTTAAATTGTTATCTTCAAAACTTTCATTTTCTTTAAAGCTCCATGCTACATAACCATAACAAATATCGCATAATGGATTATTTTCCATATATTCAATTTGTTTTTTAAATGAAAAATTACTTCTTCTGTCATCCACATTCCAAATTGAAATAATGTCTGAATTTGATAAATTAATTCCAATATTTAGAGTATCAGTTACAGAAATTCTTTCTGGCAATTTTTTATATATAATGCTATTATGTTTGTATTCACTAATGATATTACTTGTAGAATCTGTAGAATCTGCATCAAGAAGTAGGACTTCTATTTCTTCTATGCAGTTTTGATTTAATATATTTTGAAGAAACTGATGAAGAAATTTTTCACCATTATATATTGAACAAATTATTGTAGCTCTAGGTTTTTTCATTTTTCAAAAAATTGTTTTTGAGCCATATCTTTAAATAAGTTTAAATCGTATTTAGATGTATCTATTTCTACATAAACTTTAGATCTTGGAATAATATAAATAGATCCATATCTGGATATATCATAACACATATTTACATGATCGCAATGAAAATCACTATGCCATTTAACTTTATTAAAAATAGATGATTTTATAATAGCAAATCCTCCAAAAGAACTCATTGTTATTTGTGGCTCACCAATCATCCATCCAAGTCTATTTTCTTTTCTTATGAATGGAGAATCGCTCCAGTATAATCCATTATTGCCATATTCATCTCTGAATGCGTATGTATCATAATAGGAATCTAATGAACTGTTAAAAGTTAGATCTGGTATGTTTTGTCTAACATTTGCAGTTGTCATAACTGTATTATTAATATTATCTAAAGAATCTATCTGTAGCAAAAAATTATTATTATTAAATTCAATATCTGAATCTATAAGTAAAGAATAATCAAATTTATTATCCAAAGCTAAATCTTTGCATTTGTTTCTGCATTCGCATAGAAATTTCATTCTTGCTGGATCAGTAGTGCTTCCAAATTTTGGAGCATTAAGAATTTCTGTTTTTAGATCTCCAGATTTTTTAGAAATCCACTCTTTTAAAATATCTGTAGTTTTATCTTTAGAGTCATTCTCATAAAAAAAATAAGAGAACTCAAAGCCTTCGATAGACTCTAAATTCTCTAATTGCTTAAGAGTTTTATATGCTGTTTGTTCTGAATCTCTCCAAAGACAAAATACTGAGATTTTCTTACTCATGCTAATGCATGATTATATCATCACAACTCTTCTTCTTCAATAAATACTTTGACTTCTTGTAGGTCTGGATTTTCAGTAAACAAATCTTCTTGAGAGGCAAATGCGGATTCATCCCAATCCCACTCTAATCCATCATCATCGCTTAACAAAAACTCTTCAGCAGAAGCTAAAGAAGATACTGGTTTAGAACTCCAAAACTTGCACGACCAATAACGAGCTTTCCATTTTGGACCAACATTAGTATCACACTGATGTCTAGCTCTAAAATTTTTGCGTCTTGCTGGATCATCACGTTTGATTTCCATGTTTGGATCACCGAATTTAACTACTACAGTATTACCTTTGTCATTTTTGACATATACGCCAAACTTTTTATTAGATCCAGAAGGCAATCTAAAAGGCTTATTGAGTGTCTTTTTTTCAGCATCAGAGAGTTCTAAATCTTCGGCTTCTTGGTCTTGATCTTCTACATCTATGCCAGCATAAATTAAATCTAATTTAGCCAAATCGAATTCAATATCTTCAAAGTCCCAAAATGCTTCTCCATCTCTTTCAAGATAATAAAGATCATGACCTTCTGCAACATCTTGATCTGCTTTTCTATAGGAATCTTTAACAGATCCTCCACGGAGCATCTTTAGAAACATATTAACTCTGGCCATTGCCCATTGGCCTCTAGTTTTACCAACTCTATGGCTTGAAGAAAATGCTCCTGCACCTCTACGATAAATTTTCTTTAATTGCCCAAGAGTTGCTTTTTTATCATATTTCTCATTATGCTCTTTGACTTTCGCTTGAAGAGCGGATGTCACTTGTTCTGAAAAAGTAATAGAAGACGATCCGCCTGAAGATGCTGAATCTTTTTTATTTTTTGACGATCCACTCTTTCTCTCCTCTGGTTTGGCTGGAGTCTGAGCGTCGCTTTTTGGCCCAGAACGTGCAGCAGCAGAAGAATTAGAAAAAAACTCTTTTATTTTATCAGAAAAATCGAATTCCATTATATTGTCGTTACACATTTTTTAATAAATCACGCCTCACAAGTAGAACAATTTAAGATAGATCTAGCTAAATCTTGTGTAGGAGAACTTGATCTTTGGTAATAAAGGCTTTTTATTCCTTGTTCCCAAGCAAAAATCATAAGTTCATTGATGTCTTTAGGTTTAGTATTTGCTGGAACCATTAAATTTAATGATTGCCCTTGGTCAATATACTTTTGCCTTTGTGCGGCTTGAATAATGATTTCTTTTTGAGATATTTCGCCAAAGTTTTTGAAAATATCTTTTTCTTCTTGTGAAAAGAAAGTTAGATGTTGAACAGATCCTCCATGAGAAAGAATATCTTTCCAAACTTCAACAGTGTTCATGCTCTTTTCTTTTAAGAGAGCGGCAAGATAAGGATTTTTATATGTGAATTTACCCTTAGCTAGATCTTTAGTGAAATAATTACTATTAAGTGGTTCGATTGATGGTGATACTTGACCAAGAATAAATGAGCTTGATGTAGTTGGGGCTACTGCAAGAGTAGTTGAATTTCTACGACCATATCCTTTTAATAGTTCAGGTTCTCCAAATAGTTCAGCCAATTCTTGAGTTGCTTTATCTGACTTTTCTCGGATTTCTTTCCAAATATCAATATTCAAAAGCTTTGCATCCATAGATTCAAATGGGATTAGCTTTGCTTGCAACAGAGAGTGCCACCCAAGGACTCCTAAGCCTAAAGCCCTCTGATTGATAGCAAACTTCCTTGGAGCCTCCATAAACTCAACTCCTTCTGTCTTATCAATGAATTCAGACATGACTGCATCTAAGAAATAAATCAAAGTTTCAATTGCATCTGTTCCGACGATGGAATCCCATTTCTCAAGATTCAAAGAAGATAGATTACAAACAAATGATTCATCTGCTTGGTTTGATAAGAAGATTTCTGAGCAGAGATTAGAATTATTAATCTTTAATCCTTTGTCTTTATAAACCTGTGGAGCTTGATCGTTAGCGTTGTCAGAAAAGAAGATGTAGGGATATCCTGTTTCAAATCTTTTTTTGATGACTAGACCCCAAATTTTTCTATGATCTTTATCCCCATCAATCATTTTTTGCATCCATTCGTTTGATACGCAAACACCAATCGACATATCTTGAATTTCATTTCCATCTCCTTTGATTTTTAAAAATTCTTCAATATCTGGATGGTCAATAGGTAGATAGCCAGCAAAGGAACCCCTACGAACGTTTCCTTGAGAGACGACATTCATCAGTTTATCATAAAGCTCCATAAAATGGACGGCTCCAGTTGATTCGCCGCCAGAATTAATGGATTGCCCTCTTCCGCGAAGTTCTCCGAAATATGCAGAAGTCCCGCCGCCCATTTTTGTCATGATTCCAACTTCTGCTAGTTTCCCTAATATTCCAGACATTGTATCTGGAATATATGAACCGAAACAAGAAATTGGCAATCCTCTTTTGCGCCCAAAATTACTCCAGATAGGTGAAGACAAAGAATAAAATCCATTTGCCATATACCCTTCGAATTTTTGAGCAAAGCCCTTGATGCCCAAATACTTTTCAGCAGTATTCGCAATATCCGAAATTCTCTGTTCTGGGCTTTCGCCTTCTGTTAGGTATCCTCGTTCCAAAAATTTTCTGGAATCTTTATTTAGCCAATAGTATTTTTCAGTCATTATTTATTTTTTTTGTTTTCTTTTCTCCCAAGCTAATTTCATTTTTTGTTTTGTCTCTTCAGAGCGTTTCTGGCCCATCATCTTTTCAAGGGTTTCCATAGAATGGGTTTTACCCAGCATTCCATCCCCAAGATTTTTCTTAGGATTAATGATGCGAGAGTTTATTTTTTTAGTTGCTGATAGTTTTGCTTTTGACTCTTCAGTCATTTGTTTTCCGATTTGAGATTCTTTTATTTTTTTGATTGCCTCTTTGCTATGCTTCTTGCCCGTAAAGCCTCCAACTCTCCCCTTTTGACCGTCTGATATACATTTTCTATGCTGTTTTGATAATGGCACTCCTTTGTGTGATTTAGAAATTTTTTGTTTAACATATTCAGAATGTTCAGTAAATGGAATATTTATACCAGACATAAATTTATAAGCTCTATAGTCACCCGAATTCCTGTTTATCTTCCATAGTAAATAATGCGCTATAATATGCTCCCTAAGTGTTAAATATGTGCAATTATTATCTACATATTCACCTCCTTGATGAGCAGGTTTTATTCTATGTCGAAATAATGTTTTATCGTTTTCCCATTCTGTTATTAAATGGGATCGTGATGTAACTAATTTGTCATAGATTTCTTTATACATGCGTGTGTATTTATTATCGCTTAATACATTTTTATAAGTTTTATTTTAAAATAATTCAGACTCATCAAAGCATTGATTCTTTTTAGAATATTCTACGGGCCTAGATGAGAAAAAGTCAGTCATATTATTTCCAAGCAATTCTTCTGAGAACCACATAGTAGATGATAACATATCTTCGTCAATTTTAAAGACTTTTTTGAATCCAATTTGAATTAATGATTCATTAATTCTATTTTTAATAAATTCTTTTAATATCGGCGCGGAAAGTGACTTTTCATCTATCCCGTTAATCATCCAATCAACAATTTTACTCTCTGATTCAAATGCTTGTTCCGCCTCATGGCTGATTCTGTCTTCCAGCTCTTCATCGAATAGTTCTGGATATTCCTCGCGGATTGTATTAATGATTTTAATTCCGACAAGAGCGTGAATGTTTTCTTCGTTTCTAGTATACTTGACCTGTTGATCAGTATCCTTCATTACGTTTTTAAAACGAGCAAAATGATTAATGATATAAAATTGAGAAAACAAAGAAACATTCTCAACGAATAAAGTAAAAAGAATTAAAGCGTAAAGATACTGCTTCTTTGAATCCTTATAAAATTTATGAGTATACTTGCGAAGATACTTAACGCGACCCTGAATCCACTCTAATTTAAGATTTTCTTCAAAAACATCTTCAATATCCAAAACACTCAATAATCTTTCATAAGCATTATTGTGGATTACTTCGACATTTGCCATGACATAACCAAGATCTTGCAATGATGGATGAGGCAGGTTGTCTCCAAGTTTGGCCCAAAATGTTTTAACTGCGACCTCAATCTGTCCAATCGCAGACAAGGTTCTAACCAAAATCTCTCTTTCTTGATCAGACAAGTTCACTTTAAATTGTTGAACATCAGATTTAAATGAGAATTCTTTGTCTGTCCAAAATCCATTATGCATTGCCTCGATAAATTGTTCTGTCCAAGGATATTTGTTTGGTTTGCGAGAGATTTGTTCTTCGAAGATCATGATATTATAATTACACTATACTCGCTAAACGTCTATTAGCAAGGTTAAAATTTAGTAAAATTTTTATCTTGACATAAAAAATAGTTGAGTGTATAATTGAAGAATCTTACAGCAACGTATTTGCTTAAGCCGACGTTTAATAAATAAAATTAAACAATATCTTATTTGTTTAATAAACGATTTATAATCAAATAAGATAAACGATTACGAATAAAGAAGACGAAATCGTATTTAAATTAATATTATTTATAAATATTATATAAATAATAAGTATATTTGTATTGACTTTTTAAAAATAAAGTATATAATGGTTGTTAGGACAAAAATGACTACTAACAAACATATTATAGCTATAGCTGGTAATGCTAGATGCGGGAAAGATACTTTGGGGAAAAATATTTCAGATTTATTAAATGAATATGGAATTAATTCATCCACCTATTCGTTTGCTGATGAACTAAAGAACGAAACAGATCAATTTCTGCTTGATACTCTAGGTATATCTGCTTATACAAATAACGATGAGGAGAAGTTAATCATTAGACCGTTTTTGGTTTTCTGGGGAACTGAAATTAGAAGAAAGATAAATCCTTCAATATGGGTGGATAAAGTCTTTGAAAGAATTAAAACTAACGAGGTTGCAGTTATCACAGATTTGAGATTCGAAAATGAATTTGATTTTGTAAAATCAAATAATGGATCTATTGTTTTTCTTTCAAGAGTTGATTCTGATGGTGGTCTAGTAGAGCCAGCTAACGATTATGAAAAATTAAATAACAAATTCTTAGCTAAAAATGCCGATTGCAATTTTACATGGCTAACATCTGAGGACACATCATTGCTTAAATCATTATCCAATGAAGTTTTAGAAACCATTTTAACCGAAGAAAGGTTTGAGCAATGGAAAGCGATATCTCGTTAATAACAAAGATTCAGTCAAAAAATGACGAGCAGAGTCTATTAGAATTAATCAATAGACATTCTGGCATCTATACATCTATGGTAGATAGATTCGCTTCAGGGAAAACTATTTTAGATAAAGACTTAATCATGGACGATAAAGATTTTACTATTTACGCATCTGCTTTAAAATTTGACTCAAATAGAGAAACTAAATTTTCAACTCATTTAGCTAATGAAGTTAAATGGAAGTGTTTAAACGCTATTAATAAAATTAAAAAGCGCAAAGAATGCAGTATAGAGGACGAATCCAATTATATAGAACCATCGTGCGATGATTTTATATCCTCCATAAATGAAAAAGAAACATTAAGAAATTTTCAAAATCTATTAGATAAAGAAAATGATGAAAGAGTGAAAAAAATTATTGACATGAGATATAATAGCGTTAATAATAAACTAACTTCATGGAAGATTATAGCATCCGATTTGCATATGAGCATTCAAGGATGTATAAATATTCATAATAGATTTATAAACAAACACAAAAAAGAATTATGTATAACACAATAGTAACAGTATGTCATCTGGTTTCAGATCCAGAACTTAAGGAAATTAGCGGAGGAAAGAAGGTTTGCAAGATGCGCGTTTGCGTATCAAGCTCAAACGCAAAGACCAAAAATTTTATTGATGCAGAAGCGTGGGATAGGCAAGCTGAGATTTGCTCTCAATATCTAAAGAAGGGTCGAGAAGTGCTTATTCAAGGTGAGCTTTGTATGGATTCTTGGGAGAAGGACGGGAAGAAGGCTAGTAAGCATTTCATTAGAGTTGGATCAATCCAATTCTTGGGAGGCAATGGAGATGGTAAAAAGGATACCAATTCTAATGCTACAACTACTGCAACACAATCAACCGCCTCTTCGCCTCCTTTTGAAGACGAAATTCCATTTTAATTATGAAGTTACTTGTAGAAGCTCCGATTAATTCACTAAGTCTTGGTAATGTTTCAGTAAACTTTCTCAAAGAATTAAAAAATAAAAATGTTGAAGTTGGACTCTTTCCAGTAGGAAATATTGATGTTCAGGCTTATGATTTAAGCACTGATTTTACATCATGGCTCCAAGAAGCAACAAATAATAGATTTAAATTCCTCAATAAAGATACTCCGCAGCTTAAACTTTGGCATCTAAACGGAAGTGAGAATAGAAAAAATGCAAAACAATATTTATACACATTTTATGAATGCAATGAGCCAACTAGCACAGAAGTATCTATTGCTAAAGCTCAAGACAACGTGTTTTTTAGTTCGACATATTCTGCAAATAAATTTATAGAAAAGGGCTGCGAAAATGCATCTTTTATTCCTCTTGGATTTGATAGCACATTTTTTGAAACAAAAAAGAAATATCTAAATGATGTTATCCATTTTGGAATAATGGGTAAATTTGAAAAGAGAAAAAATACTGGAAAGATCATCCAAAACTGGGCCAAAAA